GTATTTATCAAAATTATCAGCCGAACAACAAATTGATATTCTTATTATTTATTTAAAATTTCAATATTCTAATCAAGTATATATTAATGAAATATCACCATTACAATCTTTATCCATTAGAGCAAATGGAACTGAACTCTTTGCCGCAAGAGATTATATGTATTATAATCATGCAATTCCTTATACTAAATTTAAAAATAGTTTACCGACAGGTTATTATACTTATAGTTTTTCATTAAGTCCATTAGATGATCAACCAAGTGGTCATTTAAATTTTACATATTTTGATGATATTACATTTTTAATTAACTCTAATATAGGAGTAAATAGTAAACCATATTTATTAGAAACAATTGTTAAAGAATATAATGTTTTAAGAATAATGAGTGGGATTGGGAGTTTAGCCTGGATACACTAAATAGTTAAAAAAATTGAATAATAATTTATTAGAAATATAAAATATATATTTCTAAAAAATTGAGTAATAACTTATTAAGAATATAATCTATATATTCTTAATGTCTTACAAAGACTCGTTAAGCATGCCACATTCCATTTATATGCGAAATTATGGAAAGTCGTCTGTATCTAAATCTAAAGAACATGAAAATCAGAATCTAGAATATATTAAAAGTATTTTACCTCTTAGTGAACATCGTAATGCAAAGCTATATCTAGATCCATACGGAAATGTTAGTCGTGATTGTCTTGGAAATTTAAGACCTGATATTAATAAGTGTATGGACAAATATACAAAATAAATTATTCATTAAAAACTAAACCACCTATGCCATATGCGACTCTTAATAAATTATATTGTACTGCATAACATTTAAATGTTATCGGATTCTGATAATTAACTATTTTATTTAACTTTAATTGAAGATATGCATCATCTATTTTACTAAAATTCATTGTTCCAGATGGTTGAACATCTTTTGGATTTAAAGCAAATGAATACATATAAATACCAAATTCATTACCTAAACTATATTGATATCGAGGAATATAAGTATAATATTCAATACTATCTAATTCCATTCGATTAATAGAATTAATAACTAATGTATTCTTAATAATTAAATTTTCTTTATTATCAGTGTATGGTGTAGTTGAATAATTAAAATGATCATTATTATTATTATTAGAAACTAATAATCCACGCCAAACTAATAATTTAACAGGATTGATTAGTGGAAGTTTATAACCATAATTCATAGAATAAATTATTTGATCCGAAACAGTTTGAACAACAGGAATTAAATATTCATGAGAATTGTTTAAAAATTTAGCTCTTTCAAAATTATCTAAATAAATATAATCAACTAACATATATGCAGTAATCAATGTCGGCTTATTAAATTTAAAATAATCATCATTTTGAACAACAACTGATCTAGGAATAATATTCATAACATATTGACTATCATATCCAATTAAATTATAAGCAGTTGAAGAACTGTCTAAAGGAGGAACTACAAATGTACCTTTAATGGGATTATAATAAAGATATTGATTAATTGGATCAAAATAAACAAATTCACCTATTATTTTATTATTTTGATAATTTTGGTAAAAATATTCACCAACCTTATAAATACACATATTATTAGTAACATTAATAAAATAAGAGGGCGACACATTATAACATGTATTAATATCATTAAATTGAACATTAATTTTAATATCATTATGAACTAGGGCAATTAATGGTAATGCAAGTCCTGTATCTAAACAAAACCAAAATGATAATGGAATATATAGTATAGTTGATGTTTTAGTTTGTGAATAATCAGTTAGATCTGAAATATTACCGATCATTTTATTATAACTTTTGTAATTAGATTTTTTACGAGTTATTTCATTCCAAATATTTAACCAATCACCATAATGACGATCAATTACATATCCACCAATATCAATTTCAATATAATTAATTAATGCAAAACCAATTTTATTTACCCATGCAAATTTACTAATATTTGTAGTATTAGTAGTAAAGTTTTCCATTTGAATATTTGGTAATTCAACATATAAAAACATTGAACTTAATAAATCTGCATTTTTTGCAAGATTTATTGTGCATTTTGCACCAAAATCAGGCGTAGTCTTAAAATATTGGGGTATGGGTTCACTCGAAAAATTAGTATAACGCTTATATGCAATCTTAAAAAATGTTATTTCTGGTTGGGCAGATAAATAAATATTTTCTTTACCAACAGAAACCAATATTAAAAGTCCTACTGTCATTACATATAATTAGAAATTCATCTTTATATTAAATATATATTATATATTTAATATTCATTTTTAATATTTATTTAATTATTATAATTATTATAATTATTTCTGTGATGCTACAGCAAGTGATTCTAATATAGATAATAATGCTGCTTGACTATTAGCAACACGTTCAAATTTTATTTTACGTTTGTCAACAAATTTCATAAGGTTATCCAAAGATAAATTTTGTGTACTAGTGGATTGACCAAAATTATTAAGTAATTTAATATATTCGCTAATATATCTTGAGGCTCTATGTAAAAATATTTCAGATCTTTCTAAGTTCGTTAACATTACCTGTATTTTTTCAAAATCACCTGCTTGTATTTGTTTACCCTTTTTGTTTAACATACTTATTAATTTATTTAAAGTGTCAGTTAAGATAAGATGAGTATATTTAGGTGGGCCTAAATTATGTTCTGGTATATTGAATGCTCCGCCACCTACTTGTCCGGAATATAATATTTGTTGTGGGATATTGACTAATAGATTATTTCTTTGATTATTTTGCATATTTAATATAGTACGGTATAAATTTTCAATATCTGCTAATGAGATTGAATCAGTAGGATATTCATAATTATGAGGATAATTTGGTTTCATAATTTTAGATAAATAAGTTCCTTTGTAAATATCAGGACGCATTATATTATTTATTCCTCGAAGACCTATTAAATCTTCATTAAGTAAAGCAGGGTTGGTATTTACAAAAGTAATTAATTTACAAATATATGTTGTTAAGCTTTGATTCGATCTAATAGCAGTAATATCATCTGAACTTAATGGATCATCACAATTACGAAGACTATCTATCCATTCATCATAGTCACATAATTCCTCTATTTTTTTACCAAAATATGCATGAAAAATGGTTTTTCTAGGTATTTTAAGTGCCGTTGCTGTGGCTAATATAAATTTCGAAGGCATAGTTTTAATTTCCTTATCCATCATAAATTTAGTAGATGTATCCCTTAAAAAGGCTGCGCATTTTTTGATGTCTTTACCCATCAAACAGTCTTTTATGTATTCAGTACATTTAAAATTATCCGTCGTTGCATCTAACCCTGCAGAATTACAGGAATTATTCTGTATTTCTTTAGCGAATGATTCATTATTAACTATTTCACGAACTCCATTAACAATTTTAAAAAGTTGTCCTGTATGATCTCTGCTATACATTTGAGCAGTTTTTGTTGATTCATTCCAAAACAGAGTACTTGGAGTATTATCTTCTTCAATACTTATACGATAAACGAACTCATTGGTATTATAACTCATCCATTTTTTAGATGACATTGTATTTACCTTATTATCTCTAAGAGCAGTAATAATTTCATCTCTCAAACTGAGATAGGTATTAAAAGTGTTGTTAGGTAAATTGTAAGGTATATTACGACCTATGAAAATATCTCTCTTCACAAAACCTGATGTTAAACCTGATGTTGTAAATAAAACATCCATAAAATTATTTTTTAATTCAATATTCGTAAGATTCGACCAATCATCCATTAGAGGAGTAGGAGCAGTTAATTCAAATAGACCTCTAATAAGTTCTTTAATAACAATATTTTTAGGATTAGAACCAACATTTTTTTTTAATTTTTTAAGGGCATCAATTCTTTCAGGCTTATTTTTAGTTGAATTCATGTAAAGAATTATGTCTATTAACAAATTTGCTACTTCAGGATGAATAGCCATCTTATCATTGCTTTTAATGTCTTTAGAAAAGTATCCATTTTGCATATATTTAGTAACAGGCTTACCCATATCTTCGAAAAGTGGTTTGTCCTCACTAATACTCTGGCCATGAACACTTCTATTTTCATTTCTGGCTTCTATTACGTCTTTGAGAATAGATATGAAGTAATCAATTCTTTTATCATCTATCATACCAAACAATATTCTATATTCATTATTAGACATTTATTATATATTATGATTTAGAAAATAATTTTTAAAATTAAAAAATAATTTAATTTAAATTTAAATTAAATTATTTTTTAAAATTTATTTCTAATATATTATAAGATATTATGGAAAATATATTAGATATTCCTATATTAAAAAGAAGAATTATTGTATTAATTATTGGCATAATAATTGGTTTTTTATTATTTTTATTCATTAATAACAACTACCCTTCATTATTAAACTG